ATGTATTGTATTTACAGGTTCATTTATAAAATGAGAATCATATCTTTTACCAACATATCCTTCTGATAATTCTAATGTGTAATGTACTACATTTAATCCCAATTTTACGGCATGGGCACCTAAAGCAACCATTGTCCAAGATTTTCCTCCTCCTGGTGAACCAAATATTAATCCAAAGTCACCACCACCTATACCACCCATCAATCTTTCATTAATAATTGTCCAAGGAGTAGGTATTACTTGGCGATCTTCTTCTTTATAACGAGCATCAACATCTTTTATATATTCATGTCCTATATTTTTATCTTGTCCTGCTTTTAAAGCAGTATCAATAGTAAAACGAATATCATCAAACATACCATCATTTAATAAATCTACTGATTTCATCAATGCAGATTTTAAGGATTGGTTTTTACAAAAACTCGAAAATTCGGATTCAACATATTCCTGGTCGTCATTAATTAGTTTATAAACTTCTTTTAATTGATCAACAATAGAAGTTTTTAAAACATCATTATCTATTTTTTTAACTTCAATTTTTAAAAAATCTAATGTTGGGGTAGAATGATACTTATCAAAGTATTGTAATGTTTCTTTTACTATCCATTGATGAGCTTGATTTTCAAAAAATGATGGTAAAATTACATCTCGAATATTAAGTGTAAATTTTTTATTTTTAAGTAATGAATTTAAAACCTTAACTTGAAAGTGGGGCCCGTATTGTGATAAACTCTTTAATGTCATAACTTATTTAATCTTATAATTTTGAAGATACGAAAATACTTCTGATAGCCAAAATTCTGTATTAGGGATTCCTCTTCCTAATAGATCTGTTTTGTATAAATTTAAAAATTTGTTCTTTTTGAAATTATAGGGTGGTGTTTCAATTAATTGATCGAGTTCTTGTTGATCTGCTTCTAATAACTCAATATCTTCTAAAGACATTAATTCATAATTGATTTCTAATTGTTGTTTAAACAAATGAACATTACCATAAATTCCATGTTCTTCTACTTTTTCAGTTGCTTTATCATAAGCTTCTTTTAAAGTGAATTTTTTATTACTTGTCAGTTCAGGAAAATATTTCATTAATTTTTTAGGTCCTAAACCTTTAACTCCAGGTAAATTATCAGATTTATCACCCATTAAACATTTCATTGTAATAAAATTTTGAGGATATAAACCATATTGATCAAAAACATCTTGGGGTCTATAAAATTTCTTTTTAATAGGAGAATATACTGTTATTCTTTTATTTACTAATTGTAAAAAATCTTGATCAGCAGAATAAATTACAATATCATCTTTTAATTTTTGGGATAAATAAGCTATAGTATCATCTGCTTCTATTTTATCAATAATGGAAATATTTACAGGCAAAGTTTTTAGATAATCTAATAACCTTAACATTTGGGTAGAAACTGAATCTGATTCTTCTTCTAGAGTGGAAAATACATTAAAATTAGTTATTCTTTTTATTTGACGATTTGCTTTATAATCAGAATAAGTATTTCTTCTATTTGTAATATTACCCTGGCCGTCAAATACTAAAATTACTCTAGTTGGTTGAATTAATTTTATTGCATAACCTAAAGATTTCATAAAACCTACTAAACCCCCGATATGGTTACCCTGCGGATTAATTGCAGGAATAATTGCAAATGATCTTAAAAAAGTATTCATTGAATCAATTAGGAGCACCCTACTATTTAAATGTAGGGGCTCCAGACTTGATCCCTCGTGCAAGTTATCGAGTATGGTTTGGTAGTTTTTATTCATCCGTTGGGGATGGATTTTGGAAATCTTCGGTATCTGATCCTTCTGTAACTACTTCGAATGGACCTTCACCTAAAATTTTACCCCATTCTTCTTGATGTTGTCTTTTATATTTTTCAATATCACTTTTCTTTTCAGAAATAAAACCATGAGGTGTAGCTAAAATTTTACCTGTTGTTGTAATACCATTAATATGGTTTTTTTCAATAGCAACTTTAACTTTTTTAGCCCATTCTACTTTTTTACCATCTTTTACAGCATTAATTTTTAATGTGCCTGGATTGGAAATGTTACCAAAAGTAACAATCAAAGTAGAATCAAAAAACATAGTATTACCTCCTTTATTTTTCATAATTGGAGGTGACATAGGTCCTATAGGTTTTTCAACCCAAATTTTATTTACAGCAACTAATGAATTGGTATAAGGGTATGATTCTTTTCTTGATAATAATACTTCTTGATTAATAAAATTACCAAATTGAGTAGACATTGCACCGGCGTTCCATTCATTATTATTTTTAGCTTTTTCCACTGACATTTGACACGGCACAGATCCAATTGAATCCCATAAAAACACCATATCCATTGGTAAATTACCTTTCTTCTGTTCACTCATTAGATCTGCCATGAATCCCGCGACAGCTTCTACAGTAGGTAATTGTCCTCTATCAGCAAAAATGAAGTTTCCATCAACACCAGAAATTTTATCATCCTTATCTTTTTCTACATCTACTTGTAGTCCCATCATTTGAGCATGTTCCCAAGACCATTTCATCTCAGTAACAATAAAAACAGGTAAAATACCCATTTTTTGTGCATTAACTGCTACTTCTAATAATGCTGTAGTTTTTCCTGTATCCGAATGACCACGTAATAAAGTGATGTGACCATGAGGAATCCCAGGTAATGAAACCATATCCTGCCATGCTGGTGATAAGGGGATCCATTCTTGTTCTTTGAATGAATTATTGGTTGACCCTAATCCTTTAGCAGCTTTAAATTTATCAAGGGAGAATGTTCCCTTAACAGACTTGGAGATATCACCCCCAAGGCTTGCTTTTTTCCTTGCCATACTTATTAATCTTTAAATAGATCGTCAAACTCGTCTTCGTTAAACGATTCTTTTTGTTTAACATTTAATGTGTAACCTTCATCTTTTTTAGATGATTGATCATTGGAACTACCTCCTTCTCCTCCATCTTCTGGGTTTAGCCAGTCTTGAAGAGCAGTTTTCATTTCATCATAAGTGTATTTCTTATAATATTTAAATAATTCAGGTTGTTCTTTTAACCATTTTTCAACTGAAGTATTATCATCTGATAATGGAGTTTGTTTTGGTTTAACACGTATTGAAGTTTGTGGGTAAGGATTACCTTGAACCACTTCTACTGTCATATCAAGACCAGAAACTACATCAGTAAAATCACCGTAATCTTCATCAGCGGCATAACTTAATAATTCTTGGTATACTTGTTTTCCAAATTCCCAAAAACGTACATTTTTATTTTCTTCACCACGAACTATAACAGGAGCAAATACTCTCATTTTTGGTTCTAACTTTTTAGCTAGTCTCCAATTTTCGGGTTCAGATGTTTTACGTAATTCTTTTGAGAATTCTACAATAGGATCTTTATCACCAAAGTTAATAGGTGATATCATCGTTCTATTTCCTATTCCATAATGAAAAAATACTTCTTGGAATGGGTTGTCTTTGTTTTCCACATAAGGCACAAATCTAATTTGTGATTTACCTAGTGGAGCTTTCCAAAAATACTGACTTCTGTCAAATTTTTGTTGAGATTGCTGACCTTGTGGGGTCTGAAGTTGTTCTAACTTGCTTGAGATTAATTTTAAATCCATAACTATTTATTGTTTTTAATGTAACTGTTAATAATATAATAAAAATAAAACTGGTAACCAAATAATTTTGGTTAAAAAGTGAGAATATCGTGGACTTTTGTATCAAGTCTTTTTAATTCACCCCCAGTGGTTAATAAAATACAATTTCTGTATTCGCTCCAATTTACTTTATATTTCATATCTAAAATACCACCATTTAATTCTTTAATTAAATCATTGAGTGCATTTATAGTATATAAAGTATTAGAGTCTTTTTTTCTATGAAGGAGAATGGTGTTGTCCAATATAGTATTAGACATATTAAAGGAATCGACGTTATAAGTACAAACGTATTCGTTAGTTGATTCTACAAAAAGAACAAATATCTTATTAAATAAAATATCATATTGATCTTTAATAGTATCTACTGTGGAATCTAACTCTTCCTTAGTGGTA